AGTTTTTTAAACATTACCTTCGGATCAATCCTTGGTGGTGGATTACATGTGGCTTCTGGAAAACTATCAGATCTTGCCATTAGAACAGAATTTAAAGCAAAGGTTAGACGAGCTAGGGAAGAGTTAGGCATAGATTCACCTAACTTAAGAGATGCTGAGATCAATCTATATAAAGCATACTATCCAGAAAACTCTGCTGTCATGAGAGATCTAGAAAGAACTGATCCGCTGACTAGAAAAACATTGCTTGAAAAATCATTGAATGACTTGTTGTTAGAAAAGGAAGTTGATGTATCACCGATTGTAGATGCTGACTCTACATTAAAACAATCATCTGATACTTCTGCTAAACCAAATAACAGAGTTAAACCAGAAAAAACAAAGATTGACCAACAAGAAAAAACTGCTGTTAATAATACAGTCAATAAAACAGAATCAGACTTTGATATTGAAATAGAAAACTTAACGAAGAGACTAGAAGAGAAACGTCAAGCACGTCCAGAGTTAAGATTTGATGAAGATGCAAAAGAGATTCAAGCCGCATCAGAAGCACTTGATGAAGCACAAGCTAAGTCTACTGATTTAGAAGCAGCAATTAAAGATTTAACCAATTGTTTAAACGGAAGATAAGATGGCAGATAAATGTTTATTAAGAGTTGAAAAGTTACTAGACAAGTCATCTATCGGCTTTGTTGAAAAAGATGAGATTCTGAATCAAATTAAGATCGCACAAGCTGAGCTTAAACTAAGTAGCATTGATGAAATTAACGTTGATAAAGTTGCTAAAGACGTACAAGCTCAGATTGTATTACAACGTAAAATCAATAAACGTAATGCTATTGAAGATGAAATCAAAGGAAGAGAGTTAGTTGATTACGTGTTAGATGAGTTTCCAGACAATCCACAAGAAGGATTAACAGCGATTCTGGTTGGCTCAACTGATCAGAAGAAAGGGGCTAGGGCCTCAGCAGCAGTTCAACAGCATGCGGCAGTCAATCAATTGATTAATGGATTTCCTAAAAAGCTTAGAGATGCTGGTGTAGAGAAGTTATTTGCTAATGCCGACAGAAATACTCAATTAAGAATTGCTAGAACATGGTATGAATTAGCACAACAACCGACTAAAGCAGAAGCCGATGCTGGAGTTAAACCGAAAGTCACAGAAAAGAATCCAGAGATTGTAAAGATTGCAACGATTATGCATGAATACTCTGAGATGGTCAGGCAACAACTTAATGATCGTGGTGCAAACATTCCTAAACTTTGGGGTTATGTGGTCAGACAATCTCATGATCCATATCTTGTGCGTGATGCAGCAAAGGTATTAGGCAAACAAGATGTACCGACAGATCCAGCATTAGCTAATAAATACGATCAAAACTATAACAAGAACTTTGCTGCCTGGAAGGATTTTGTTATGGATAAATTAGATAAAGATAGAACATTTGCTGATACAGACAACATTGATGAGTTTATGTTGTTTGCATACAACTCTCTTGTGCGTAATGAAAGCTTAAAATCTAATGGTGCTGAGTTTACTTTTGGTGCAAGGCCAACAAAAAACGTTGCTAAATCAGCAGAGATGAAACGAGTCTTACACTTTAAAGATGCAGACAGTTGGTTTGAATATAATGAAATGTTTGGTGTTGGTAACTTGAATGAATCATTCTTTTCTGGCTTAACAACTGCTGGTCGTAACATTGGTATTATGGATACATTAGGAACCAAGCCCGCACAGAACTTTGAGAAGATTAGAAAAGCTGTAGCAACACGTATGGCCCAGCAAGGTAAAGATGCTGGTAAAGTATCTAGTGGTCAATACAAGAAATACATGGACGTTATTGATGGTACTATCTATTCTGTTGAAGGATTTGCATTAGCCAGATGGTCAGCTATAGCTCGTACTGTGGCTAGTACAGCTAAGCTTGGTGGAGCTGTCATTAGTGCTGCATCTGACTTAGCTCAGTATGGTGCTGAAATGAGATACCAAGGTCGAGGTTTTTTGAGTGGTATGGCTGAAGCATTAGGATCGTTGTTCAGATTAAAAAGCAGTAAAGATAAGAAAGAGATTGCAGAAGCTTTAGGCTTTATGGCTGACAATACCATATATGACATATCAGGACGATTCCAGGTTGGTGATAACTTATCTAAAGGTTGGACGAATGTCCAAAGAACATTCTTTAAATACAACTTACTATCTTGGTGGACTAATACTCTCAAAGAAGGTGCAATGTTAAGCATGGCAAATTACTTTGCTAAACAAAAGAACCTCCAGTTTGATCAATTAAATCCATCATTAAAGAATCTATTCAATCAATATAACATTGATGCAGCACGCTGGGATGTTATTCGATCAGTCGCTATGGAAAGATCTGCTGATGGCAAAGAGTTTATTAGCATTAGAAACTTAGATAATATTACTGATCAACAAGCATTAAATATTGCTGGATTGAAACAGGCAAGTGAACGTGAGATTAGAATCATCAAAGAAAAGTTTAAATCATCTGTGTCTGGTATGTTATTAGATAGGTCTACTTACGCTGTGATTGAACCAGATGCAAAGATTAAAGCAAAGATGACTCAAGGATTGTTAGCGGGTACATACCTTGGTGAGGCTATTCGTTTTATCGGACAGTTTAAAGCATTCCCAATGTCTATTGTATACAAAACATTATCTAGAGAAGCATCATTCTGGAGAGCGGGCAATAAAGCTAGAGCAATTAGTGGTGTGTCTTCAGTGTTAGTAACATCTGCTTTACTTGGATATGTATCCATGACTGCTAAAGACATACTCAAAGGCCGATCTGCACGTGATCCATTAAAAGCTAAAACATGGACAGCCGCATTTTTACAAGGTGGTGGTTTGGGTATATATGGTGATGTGTTATTCCAGGAAACAAGAAGTGGTGCAGACATTGCAGCAAGTATGCTTGGCCCAGTCCCATTAAGTGCATTTGATGTGTTGCAAGGAATTAAATACGGAGTTAGTGGTGAAGGTGATAAAGCTGCACGACAAGCGTATCGAGTGATATCTACCAATATACCTTTCTTAAACCTGTTCTATACTAAAACAGCATTTGATTATCTTATTGGATATCAAATGATGGAGACTATGAATCCAGGTGTATTAAAGAGAATGGAGAAAAGAATGGAAAAAGACTACAATCAGGAGTTTTTATTGACTAAACCATCGCAACAATTTACAGGTTTTTAGCATTATCAGATATCACTTAGTGGATATTTTATATTAACAAGAGTAAAATATAGTAGAGGATTATTATGGCAATCGACATATCAAGCACAACGAGACGTATAGTTTACACTGGTTCAGCTGGTGTAGGCCCTTACGCATTTGAATTCGAAGTATTAGCACAGACTGACATTGCTGTATACTTTAACTACACAGAACTTACTCTAACCACAGACTATACTGTATCCATTGATGGAGATGGAACTGGATCTGTTACGATTGTGACTGGCACTAATGTTCCTAGCACGCCTACTGCGTCTGATCGAATTACAATCATTGGCGATAGAACAATTCAAAGAACAACAGACTTTACAACTGGTGGTCCACTCTTCGCTACATCCTTGAACGATGAGTTTGATAGCCAAACAATCTTTGTACAACAAGTTCAAGAACAATCTGATCGTGCATTACGTGCGCCTAATACAGATCCTACTACAGTGAATATGACATTGCCAAACAATGTGGATCGTGCTAACAAAACATTAGCGTTTGATGCAGATGGTAATCCAACCATTGGTGAACAAGTTGGTGACTACCGTGGAAACTGGTCATCTGGCGTTGAATACAATAAGCGTGACTTAGTTAAAGACACAAGCAATGAAAACGTTTACATCTGTCTTACTGCACACACATCTTCAGGATCATTACCGATTGACTCTAATGCAGATGCTGCTAAATGGGCAGTGCTGGTTGATGCTGAATCAGTACAAGATATTGCAGATGCAGCAGAAGCAAGTGCCACAGATGCAGAAGCCGCACAAACAGCAGCAGAAGCCGCACAAGCTTTAGCCGAAACTGCACAAACAGCCGCAGAGTTAGCACAGACTGGAGCAGAGACTGCTGAAACAAATGCAGAGACTGCACAGACTGGAGCAGAAACAGCACAAGGATTAGCAGAGGCCGCACAAGCAGCGGCTGAAGCCGTGTTCGATAACTTTGATGATGCATACCTTGGTGCTAAAGCTAGTGATCCTACATTAGACAATGATGGTAATGCATTAGCCGATGGCGCATTATACTTTGATACAACAAACAATGTCATGAAAGTATATGACCTTGGCACAACAACTTGGTATCAACTTACACCTTCTGTAGAAAATCAAACTAACATCAATACTGTTGCTGGCATTAGTGCTGACGTTACTACAGTCGCTGGCATTGAATCAGATGTCACTACTGTTGCAGCAGATGGAACTGACATAGGCACAGTAGCTACGAACATTGCTGATGTAAATACTGTAGCTGGAATCAGTGCAGATGTGAGTGCCGTTGCAGCGAATGAAACTAACATCAATGCAGTCAACGCAAACGAAACAAACATTAACACTACCGCAACTAACATAGCTAATGTGAATACCACTGCAACTAATATAGCTAACGTGAATACCACTGCAACTAATATAGCCAATGTCAATACGACCGCAACCAATATTGCAGATGTTACAACAGTAGCTGGCATTAGTGCTAATGTTACAACTGTCGCTGGACTCTCATCTGATATTACAACAGTTGTTGCTGATGCAGCTGACATAGGTACAGTGGCTGGATTATCAACAGAGATCACAGCACTTGGTCCTATCAGTGATGACATTACAACTGTTTCAGATAATGTATCTGATGTAGTGACATTTGCAAATACATATTTAGGTGCAGCATCTTCTGCTCCAACCACATCTACAACTGGTGCTTTATATTACAACACAGTTGATGAGCAACTTTATGTATGGGATGGATCTGCATGGCAAGCTGCTGCATTCTCAGCATCAGGAGCAGTAACTTCATTTAACACCAGAACAGGTGCTGTAACACTTACTGCAACTGATGTTAATACAGCATTAGGATCTGATGCTGTACTAGATTCAGACATAGGATCAACAGTCCAGGCATATGATGCAACCATACTTAAGTCAGCAGACATTGGTACAAGTGTACAAGGTTACGATGCTGATACGGCTAAATACGATGACACTACTGCTAACTTTACAGGTACTCTTCAGAATGGTGGTAGTAATGTTCTAGTCGATACAGATATTGGATCTACTGTTCAGGCCTATGATGCAAATATATTAACTTCATCAGACATCGGATCCACAGTACAGGGCTATGATGCAACTATCGTAGTTGATGCTGACATCGGTGTAACTGTTCAAGGATATGATGCAGACACAGCTAAGTATGATGATGTTACTGCAAACTTCACAGGAAACTTACAACAAGGTGGTGCTAATGTTTTAACTGCAAACCAAACAATCACATTGTCAGGTGATGTGTCAGGAAGTGGAACTACATCTATTGCAGTAACTATTGCAGACGATTCACACAATCACATTATTAGTAATGTTGATGGATTACAAACAGCACTAGATGGCAAGCAACCATTAGATGCAGACTTAACTGCTATTGGTGGATTAGCAAACACTGACGGAAACTTTATTGTTGGTAATGGATCAACATGGGTGGCAGAATCAGGTGCTACTGCGAGAACATCATTAGGCCTAGGATCTCTTGCAACATTAAATGAAGTAAACGCATCTACAATTGCAGACAACTCTGTTGGTGCAGATGAATTAAATGTATCAGGCAATGGTACTGCTGGACAATACCTTGCGTCTGATGGTGACGGAACAATGACATGGACTACTTTAGCAGCTGGTGGTGGCTTTAGCAACATAGAAGTTTTTACCTCACCAGGCACATGGACAAATCCAGGAACAGTAGAAAAAGTTAAAGTGACAGTAATTGGTGGTGGTGGTGGTGGTGGTTTACAAGGAACCTTTGGACCTACACCAGCTCCAATGGCTGGACAAGGAGGAGGTGGAGGTGCTGGTGGAGCAGCTATAGAAGTTGTACCGTTTCCTAGTGCCACTAACGTAACTGTTACAATTGGATCAGGTAGCACTGGAACAGGCGGTACTTCTTCATTTGGAGCTTATTGTTCTGCAACTGGTGGAGGTGCTGGAGGTACATATATAGGTGGGACTGGAGGTGCTGGTTCTGGTGGATCGATCAATATAGATGGTCAAGCTGGTAGTGCTGGTGTGGTGACATTTCCAGGTCCGCAAACAGGTCCTGGTGTTACTCAAGGAGGAGGTACTGGTGGATCTTCTATATTAGGTGGAGGTGGATTGTCACGTAATAGTGGGGGATTATATGGCGGAGGTGCTGGTGGAGCTTCAGCAACATCTTTACCCGCTCCTAATAGAACAGGTGGTGGTGGTGTAGTAATAGTGGAATATTAAGGATAAATTATGGCAAAAAAAGCATTAATTAGCACAACAGAAATTTCTAATGTTACTTGGATTTCCTCTTGGACATGGAATACAGAAACACAACAATATGATCCAAATTATTCTACAATAGAAGATACTATGAGAGTTGCAGAAGTTGTTGATGCAAACAAAACATTTGAAACTTATTCGACATTAATATGGGTAGATTGTCCAGATGAGTGTATGGCAGATGTATGGTATTACAAAGATGGATCATGCTATACTAAACAGGTTGATGAACCATATCCAGAATAACAATATATTATGTATCAAACAAGCATTGATAGTTTTCAACAAAACAGTTATGTACATTTAAAAAGCTTTTTAGACGAACAAAACTGTGCAGAATTAACACAAGCATTAAAAGATTTAGTTGTAAACGGACGTACAGTAAAAGATATACAATGCCCAAAGTCAGAAGCTGTACATGGAACACAGACATTTGACCAGTTGTTAGTAGACTTATTACCACACTTTGAAAAACATTGTGGTAAAAGATTATATCCAACTTATTCATACGCAAGATTATATGCTCCTGGTGACGAACTTGTAAAGCATAAAGACAGACCAGCCTGTGAAATATCAGCAACCATTACACTAGGTTTTGAAGGTGACGTATGGTCTATCTACATGGAAGGTAACAAAGTAGATATGCAAGTAGGTGATGCCGTTTTGTATCGTGGCATGGAAGTTGAGCATTGGCGAGAAAAGTATACTGAAGGTCAATGGCAAGCACAAGTATTCTTACATTATGTAGATGCTGATGGACCACATGCTGAATGGAAGTATGATAAACGTCAGTCATTAGGTGTCTCTAAAAATACACTTACTGAACGAACATTAACTAATTGTGCTGTATTTGATAATCATTTGTCTCATGACTTTTGCAATAACTTAATTAACACATACTCACAAGACAGTATAAATAAAGAACCACCATACATTGGTAACAATACTGGAGAAATAGATAAAACAATTAGAGATGTTAAAAGAGTTATACTGCCACAAAATGTAGGCATTGGTGCCACACTAACATCAACAGGATTAAATGCAAACCAGTATTGGTGGCAATATCATATAACTCATTCTAATCAAACTGAGTTATTAATATATAAACCAGAAGGACATTACACTCAACATGTAGATACGTTTCATAGTCATAGTGAAGAGACAAGAAAGCTCACATGCTTGGCATTTTTGAATGATGATTATGAAGGTGGTAAGTTTTTTATTAACGCTGATGGTAGAGTATTTTATCCACCACAAAGCAAAGGAACTGTGTTAGTATTTCCTAGTTATATGATACATGGTGTTGAGCCAGTAACAACAGGAACTCGATACAGTGCCGTAACATGGTTAGTAGGACCATACTTTAAATAGGATTGATGATGACACCAGACGAAAAGCTAGCAGCCCACGAGAAGTTATGTGCAGAACGATATGCAACATTGCACTATCGTCTTGATCGTCTTGAAGCTATGCTTGGTAAACTTATTTGGGGATGCATGACTGGCTTCGGTGCTATTGTAATATCTGTTATTGTTGGCAAAATATAATGTTAACAAGACTATGTCAAATGTTAAGAAGGGGAATACAAAATGTGGATGATCTATATACTCATAGTTATCTTGATACTCGTGGCCTACGAAGTTATCCGAAAGCCAAGCGTAAGCATGATCAAGAGTGTCCTTATAAAGTTGAGCGATTGGTTGAAGGCGATTGCATCTAAATGATGTGGGGTCCAATCATATCAGTCGTTAGTTCTGTCTTAGATAAAGTAATACCCGATAACAATGCCAAAGAGAAAGCAAAGGCAGACATTGAAAAAGCTCTTATCGACAATGCAGCACAGATTAATCTCGCTCAGGCTGAGACGAATAAGATCGAAGCTAATCATCGCAGCGTGTTTATTGCTGGTTGGCGTCCTTTCCTTGGGTGGGTGTGCGGTATTGGTTTTGCTTGGATATTTGTGCTTAACCCGATACTTCAATGGGGGTTAGCTTTGTATGGCATCAATGCTGTATTACCTCAACTACAAACAGATGTACTAATGGAACTAACTATTGCACTACTTGGCCTTGCGGGTCTACGCTCTTGGGAAAAGGCTAAGGGCCTAACACAGTGAGGTTATCAGAACACTTTACCTTGGAAGAAATGACGAGGTCGCAGTTAGCTGCACGTCATGGTATAATAAATAAACCCAACGACATACAGTTGGAGAACTTAAAAACATTAGCGAAAGGAATGGAACTTGTTAGGACTAAGCTTGATAGTTTGCCTATTATTGTTAGTAGTGGTTTTAGGTGTGAAGCTCTCAACGATCTTCTTGGATCTAAAAGGACCAGCCAACATATTATGGGTCTTGCTTGTGATTTCACTTGTGATCGTTATGCTCATGTTGGACGAGTATTCGAGGTAATCGCAGACTCCTCTATTCCTTTTGACCAACTGATATTAGAATATGATTCCTGGATACACATCTCATTCCCACCCGAAGGTGCGGAACCTCGAAGACAGATGTTGGTAATCGATCGTGAAGGCGCAAGGATTTATAACCGTTAGTTTCATTGAACATCTTTACAATACATTCCGTATTCATAAACCATTCCAAGACTTTCCTGATAGCATTCATGTTGAGTTTGAAGTTGTCTACAATCATGATTGTATCGGAGAGTACACTCCTGAACCGCACCGTATACTCATCTCTACCAAGTATTGTAAGACCCTCGAAGCTGTTATCTATACCGTACTGCATGAGATGATTCACATGCGTATGTATTTAGACAATCCAAAGTCTGAAGAATACGTTGAACATAATCAGAAGTTTGATGCCTACAACAAACAAGTCTGTGCCATGTACTTCCTTGACCCACAAGAACTTTAATATATAATAGATATAACACATAACATGGAACTTACTTATGAGTTACAAGTCGGTATTGGTTATATCAGATTTGCATATACCCTATCATCATCCTGATGCATTTGAATTCTTAACTCAACTCAAGAAGAAATATAAACCAGATCTCGTTGTCAATATTGGAGATGAGATCGATCAACACTCAATCAGTTTTCATAATCATCACCCAGACTTGAAGTCACCTGGCGATGAACTTAGAGTTACTAGACAATATGTAAAAGAGTTAGAGAAAATTTTTCCTGAAATGACCTTGGTGCATTCAAACCATTCATCACTTATCTATCGTCGAGCTGTAGCCCATGGCTTGAGTTTGGAGTATCTAAAAAGCTACAATGAATTCTTACAAGTAGGGCCTGGATGGAAATGGGTGGATGATTTCACTGTTACTTTATCAGATGGTCAGCGCTGTTTCTTTACGCATGGGATGTCAGCTGACGTCATGAAGGTGGCCCAGCAATATGGAATGAATACTGTCCAGGGGCATTATCATTCTAAGTTTAAGATTGAATACTATTCTAATCCTGACAAGCTTGTCTGGGGTATGCAAACAGGATGTCTCATCAATCAAAAAGAATTAGCATTTGAATATGCTAAGAATTTTAAATCCAGATTCATCATCGGTTGTGGTATGATTATAGAGGGGCAACCTAAACTCATGCCAATGATACTTAAGGATGGTGGACGATGGACGAAAACGATAGTGTAATTTCTGAATTAGATTCCGAACAAGCAAATGCAATTGACTCAGTCATTGGTAAAAAGATTTGGAACATCGAAGTCTTAGAAGAAGGTGATCAATCGATGGTAAAGATTATGTTCTCGGAAGATGAAGAGACAGATTTTATTCTTTTACATGCTGAAGGGATGGATATGTACATCGTTAATGCAAAACCTAAGGTCACCCACTAAAAACGACCCACACAATCGTTCTCTGTTGCACGATCTCATGTCAGCCTAGGGTAACCTATCAGAAAATAACGATCGTTTAACTACGCTCTTTCTGCATATCTTTATAACGATTTAGGCATATTCCATGTAGATTCTAGTGCAATAATGTCTTTAAAGGGTACCAATGTCAGTAAATCTTGGCGACCTTCTCGAGTATACAGCTGATACACACCTTTTCCTTTGCTGTAATTTTTTTCCTTGACTTTCTCATTGACTAATTCACGTAGCTCTTCTCTGTTTGCAATGACCCATGCATCTTCTCGTTCAAACACAATGTAATCTGCAAGGCCTTTAATCCATCCAGGCTTGCCATGTACATTCTTACTTTCAATCCATGTATATTTTTGTATGGTATTGGTATCATGTCTGTTGTATCGCTTCATGCCTTTGACATCAAACTTCAATGGCTCAGTATCAATCCATCCACATACACCTTGAACATCCCAATGCTCATACATGTCTTGTTCTTTGGTGGCCCAGACCACATCATTTAATTCAGCATCAGCAAATGCTTGTTCTACTTTCTTACCTTCAGTTAAAAAATCATTCATACTTTTCCTTATCCTTTATTCATGTATTTGTCATACCTGTATTACATGTATATCTGCCATACTATAATCTCAATTAACTAGGAGACTATTATGTGGACTAAACCAGCAGCAACTGAAATGCGTTTCGGTTTCGAAGTTACAATGTACGTATGTAACAAATAAAGAAAGGGGCTTGCGCCCCTTCTTTGTTAAAAGAATCCTACCTTCTGTGCTTTAGACACTTTGAAGTTATAAATATCTCTGATTGCATTCCTGAAAGTATCTTCCCCTCCACTCTGCGGCAACATATGAGATTGTACTTTTAACTTCTGCATCATTCGACTATGATTGTAGTCTGGGTGATGGAATAGTTTGATCATACAATTTAGTAGGTGACTCTTCTTATAGTTTGGATAGTATTGACCAATCTGATCGAGCTGTCTTGCATGTTCTAAAGCTTGATTGTAATTCTTGATCTTGAATGTACCAAATTTAAACTGCCTACCTAATTCACCTGATCGGGTTGGACTACCACCGAGCAATGCAATACATGCACTGTAGTTGTATCCAGTCTCTTGCATGAACTGTTTAAACTTAATGTATTCTGGATGGCCTAGCGCACAGAATGAATGTAGTCTATTGCCATTGTTCCAGTTAGCCATGTTCTCATTCAGTCTGCGCACCTCATCTAATGCTAACTTATTGATCTTGATAAAGTGTACATCAAAGCCTAGAAAGTTTGCCGCTTCAAAGCGATGTTGACCATCAATGATCTCATGCTTCTCATTGACAATAATCGGCACAGGGATGTACCTTTCTTTCATGGACTTAATCAGTCTCTTTAAATTACTTTTATTGATGTTACGATTCCCGTTAATGTATTTAAACATACCGTAATCATTGGTTTTATAAACTTGATTTACTTGTTTCATTATGTTTTCCTTAAAGTTAATTACAAATTACTACATCTTTACATACTCGACAGATTTGCATCGTTCCGTCGGGTAAATAAACTCTTTTGGTTTCACACGCTCCAATGTAATGTGAGAAACCGACTAATGCCAGGATAATGACAATGACTAACACATCATTTTTTGACATGATTACCTCCACTTCCTTCGCTGGTTCTTCTTAAGCGTTCGCCTCTCATCTTCATCTCAGCAATACGCTCCCTAAATATATCTTTATCCATGTTGAGTACATCCATGCATAATTCAAACATCACATTGTCATCATAGATAAAGTGTGCCGCTTGATCGACTAACAGTTTCGGTGATCGATAACCTAGGAAGTCATGCAAGGCATTCTCTAAAATGCCAAGCAATAATCTTCCGCGCCAGTCATCATCAGCAAAACTTCGATCAAACATCCTGTCGTATAATGGATCTTTAGTAACGTTCATGACTACTCCTGGCTTATTTTTCTCAGTATGTCACTGATCGCATTCTTAATATCCATGAATGTATCAGGGCCTAATGCACTGAGTGCCATCTTATTTAACTCAAAGAATTCAGTTAACTTCTTTGCTTTTTCTTCAGGTGGCAGTTGACTATTACCGATTCTGTGTGACATCTCAATCATAGTCTTCTTCATGGCATCCTTGTCTTTAACCTCAATCGGTTCCTTGCCAGGTAGATTGAGGCTTAAAACTTTTTTACTTCAAGCACCTTTGATGGTGGTAGTTTTTCAGCCATAGATTTTGTTTCTCTGTATGGTTGTTCTGCTACTTCAGCATCATCATCTAACTTCTCTTCAGGTGGTACCCCACAAGCAGTCAGCAAGCTGTATCGACGCGCATAAGTCAAAGCTGATCCATACTTTTGCGGGGACTGTTGTTCACTAGGAACATACAATAAACCACCTGATATTTGTTCACCTGTCTCATGCATAAAGATAGTCTCTACTTTGACACCATTCTCACATTCGTGTGTCTTTTGTATTAATGCAATACCATGTTTGTTTAAGGCTGGTTTAACCGCAGCAACACAAGCATCGAGTCTTGCATAATTGCTTCTAAAGTGTGGATTTTTGCCTTCTAATCCAGTCTTTTCAAACTCTTTTTGTGCTTCGACAAAAGCCTTAGCAATCCCCAAAGTTTTCTCTGTCATAATTTTCTCCAAAGTAAGTTAATATTAATTGGTTACGTCTACGTTTATCAACGATTCGACGCTTGATGATCTGTAAAAACATCTCATCATCTTTTTTATCTTGCTCATATTCCTCTTGACGTACTACCGTTTCATAGAGGTACTGTAAATCATCCATTGTCTACACTCCTTATGCGTAATTTAGATTGGCGCACAGTTCGCGCTGGCTTGGCTGGAACGATCTTTTCAGGTGTCGCTTTATAATTGATCATTGGCCATGAGATTTTATATTGACCTGAAATGGCATACATATTGTCGCGCATACGATCCATGATTCTAAGCTCATGATTTTGTATTTGCTCTTCGATGTCTGCATGGATCTGACGTAACTCTATGATTTTATTCACATCTTCCTCTACATCATCGAGTACAATCGTTTCCTTTTCAGCTTGGTCAAAGATCGATGCTGCTTCCTTGGTCGTTTCCATGTCATACCATTCCACCTCATCGTTGGTTTTGTATTTGTCCAGGCGTCGTTGAAAATCAATGACAGCTTCATGAATCTTAGCAATCACTTCCTCGTCGCGTTGGTATACAAAAGTTTTTAGAGTTGTGCCTTTATATAAGACACACACTGCACCCCACTTTGCACCTGTGATGTCCATCTGCATTTGCAATTGCAATGGCCCACGATACAGTGGGAGTTCTGTTGCTGACTCGACTTCATGCGCAGTGAGTTTGGCTTCGACTACGCCCATGCCATCCAGGCGTATCTCGTCCCCATTGACACACACAATGCCTTTCTCAATGTCTGTCATGATGATTCGATCATCACCTGTGACAGTGCCATCAAGGCTGCATGCAATTGGTATTTTCTTATGAAAATATGGTTGCGTGTGTGTGGTCTTTGGATTGCCAAGCCCTAGCCTAGCGCATGATTCATTCAAGATGGTAGTTTCAAGCTTATTGCCCCAATCCATAGATTCATTGCTAGTGAATGGTGGATCGATGCCTGAGATAACATCCATCTTTTGTTTTAGTAGTTCGTTGACCGTCATATACTTTGATGCACCCATTAATACAGGTACTTCAGAAGCGGATAACTGGTCGTTCGGTGTGACTTTACCGACCATTGTGTTCCCTTTCGTTTAGTAGTTCTAAGAAATTGTCAAGATCATTGACCATTGAAAACCAGTCATCCATTGAAATCTCGCCACGTCTTTCGAGTTCAAAGACATAGTTAATGAGTTGTCTGACCTTAGTTTTGAGTAGAGTTTTCTCTTCTTGTTTTGTCATTGTGTTCACCTTTCATGGTTTCTGTTAAACATTCTTGTTTTGTCTTTACAAGTATTTTGGTATCTCTATGCACTTGTTCAAACAATGCCCCGTTTTTGCAATAGACTTCAGGGGTATCCCTATTATAAGATATCCTTAAATTAATTGCAAGATCATAGATTCCCGCGCCAATAACGGCCCCGAGAATGATATAAATGCCTGGCTTTCTCATGATGCCCCCTTGTTAATTTTTGGTATCTCGACCCTATTGAGAAGGTAATTTTCGATGGCCAGATCGTCAATCCAATCTTGTCCATTTTCAAACCCGCAATAAGTTTGGTTATCATTTGCCATTTAAACCCCCTTTTATATATTTATGTTTAAAACATAATATGAGATTATTCCTAAGATTAAAAACAAAATAAAGCCGCCTAAAACGTCCATAATGGTATTTTTAATGCGCCTTTTTTTAGCTATATCTTGTAACATTTCAGAATTAATATCTGATAAGTAACGGTCAAAGTTATTCATTACAGCCCCCTTTTATTTAAAATAAGTATTAATCATGATAGCCGCATTTTGCCTTGTCTTATGCATTGCAAATTGAATAGCTTCATTATGCGCAATTCCCGCGGCTTTATATTGGTTTAAATAGTCATTAAATATATTTTTAATAACTTGCTTGTTAGCTTCTGTTAGTTTCATAATATGTACCTTTTAAAGTTTATAAAAATGATTAATAACTAAGTATTAATCCAATAGCAGCCTATTAAAAGCCGCTATTAGTTAACACTTAATGAATATATTTTGCGCCGCTGCCATGCTTAATAACAGCTATACTAGGCGCTGTAGCATGCGCGCCTTGACATAGTCCGCATGAGTTACAGTCTGATTTATTGCCGCCTTCTGGAGTAGCTGGGCAAATAATCTCATTTGATTGTTTTTCTGTAGCTACGTGAATGATGCGAAAGGTTCGGCGTTTATTTTGCCAGGCGATGCGCGCATCGTGTAATGAGTCCGCGCTTGTCATAAATAAATCGTGGCGGACGTCCGCTGTTTTTATATTAGATTGATGGGTGTAAGCGGTATGCCCTTTTGCATGTTTTAATAGATTATCCCAAATATAACTAGGAACCGCCGCGGGATCGCCATAAGTACCTAGGCGAACCATGCGGCCTTTTGCAAAGTTTGATATGTCATCGTTATTATTTGCCATGGGATATTTGCCGCGGTTATAAGCTTTAAATACGCCAGTAGGGCCTTGTCCGATAACCACGTAACATGATCTATTTTTGGCTAGTTTCGCGTTTGGATCATCCGTTGCTTGTCCGCGGTGTTTACAATCACCGCAAATGGAATAGTCCGCGCCCGTTTTTGATGCATCGCGCGGATCAATATCAGACCGCATTATATAAGTTTGGATCATATTGCCCGTTTTTGCATTGCTGCTAGTTTTAACAGCTATTGCCATAATAGGCTTGCCGTCTATCAGTGATTTTCCTTGATAAAGTATCATAATGCGCCCCCTCTATTAGCTAATTTTCTAAGTTGATCTTTAGTTATTTTGCGGGCTTCTGAAATATCAAAGTAATAAAATCTTTTATGATATAAAACATCTGAACCTATTGCATAGTCATAATATGAACCATAAATAGTAAATGATCCATCGCTATGCTTTTCTATACCGCCGTGAAGTTGATAGTTAGTATTTTTCATTTTGTACCTTTCAAAGTTTATAAATGATTAATAATCAAACCCGATAAAAACGGGCTTATTTGATTTGATAAAGCGTTCTTTATTGATATCAGTAACGGGGCTTATTGAATAAGTTTTACTTGATCTATCATAATGGTTTAATGTATAAACCACGCTATTATCAGGCTGTAACTTAAAATAAACTTCACCGTTAGTCTTTAATTGATTGATTAATATTGCTTTCATTTTGTATACCTTTCTTAGTTTATAAATGATTGTTTAAAGTGTTTAATAAACGGCAATAATATCTTGATGCGCCATATTGCATATCAAGTTTATCCGCGTATGATCTTGCGCGGTTTCTATTCTTATATTTATATTGTGCAATGATCTTATTATTATTATGCGCGTCAATAATAACATAAGGTGTATTTGGATCTATCTGTTTTAATTGTGTCATTTTGTATACCTTTCTTAGTTTATAAAATGCGGCGGCCATGCGCCGTTATGTATATTTAAACATAAAAGATATCTATATGTCAAACACTTTTTTAATCATGGAATAAATACCAGGATGTTACATTATGGTTGATACATAACACCATTAATGACAGTTACTTATAACTAGTTTATTTTGTGTGTCTCAAACATCTATTAAAAAGCAACGTTGCGCAGATACAACAAGCCTAGTCTCAAAATGCGCGCATGTGGTTATTTTGCAACAAGGGGGTTTCGGGGGGGGAGGGGGGGTTCTTTCTCTCTATCTGTTACACTCAAATTTTTCCCAGTTTTTCCAAAAGACGTTGGTTGCACAGTGTAAACACGATATCTTTCTGTACCTGGTCAAACTCTCGCCAATTAACAATCTCATCTCGTGTACGACCACAAGAGATACACAACTCGATATTGTCTATAGACTCTAATCTACATTGATACGTGCATGGTGATTCTTGCATGGTGTCCTCATGGTCATTAGTTATATATATATCATTGGTGCATGCGGTTAGCATGCCATGTGGTTATCTAGGAGTAGATAGAACCTAACCCGATAAAAAAAAGGTATTATCGGAAAACAGCTTTAGCTGGATAGCTCTCGTTTATCTAGTATGCTGTACGCCCGCTTTCACGATTCCCGATACCTTTATAAACTACTATAGGAGAGATCTCTGCGGTTAAACACGTTTATTCCCTTGGTCGCTATCTACCGATGGGAGGGCTGGGTAATGGCCCCGTTAAATACATATTAGCATAACCAAGGATTAAATCAATACTTGCACTTAGGTATATTTGAGATATACTAACTCTAATGGAATACAAGATACCTGAATCAATTAAGATACAAAAGCTAAGAAATAAAGATCACAGGTACTTTGTAGTCATTCCATTTAAAGCAGTGCTGGATCAGAAAGTGACTCCAGGTAACTTAAGAGTATTAGCTGTATTAGCTGGATACTGTAACAAACAAGGTTTTAGTATTGTAGGCATTAGGACGTTAGCTGAGAAACTCAAAGTGACTTATCCTACGATACAATACCATCTACAGAAACTGATGAAGTTAGGTTATGTAGAGATGAGACCGAGATCGGCATACCCAGGCATCCGTGGTAACTTGAGACGGATTGTGTATGATAGTAGTGTGAAGTGGGATGATGTAAAAGGTTACATGTTGGACAATGAAGACATCAACTACATTAAACGCTATACCAAGATCGAGGGAGGAAAAGATGTTTGAGTATGTGCTTGTTGTATATATGACAATGAAACACCCCCAATACGTGGGACATTTTGTAGATTGTACAAGAGCGAATGAATATGCTTTAAAGAACTATCCAAAGGCAGAGTATACCAGTTGCTTGCATGAGGATTATATAAACTTACCTGAAGGTTTACTGAAGAAGGAGATCAAATGAGTGATGGTGGAAAAGGCAGTGCGCCAAGACCAGTGGATCGTAAAAAGTTTGAAGAGAACTTTGAACGTATCTTTGGGAAGAAGAAGTGACATTACGCGAATTCTATAAACTCATCTGTAATGAGTTCAACGATGGTAATCCGTTGGAATACAAGTTTACCGATCCAGGTGGTTACTGGAAAATGACTAAGGGTTTTGACGGGCATGGCTTGAAGACGATAGGGGCCAGTCAGTATCTGAAAATGATTGCCATGTGTAAACGTGATGTCGCTAAAGAACATGAGAATGATGTACGGAGTCGTGGACGTCCGAAGAAAAAGGTCCGTAACAAATATGTAGGAGACTTGTATGAGTGATCTAAAACCGTTCTTAGTTCGACTTACTCCTCAAAGTGTTGAGTTATTAAGCAAGACTGCGAAAGAGCAAGAGAAGACTAAGGCGAGCATTATAAACGATGCGATCAAAGCTTACTGTACTAAAGACATTAATGCGAGATTGAATCGACTATGACACCGACACTAAGATTTGAATTGCCATATCCTCCCAGTGTAAACAACTACTGGCACGCATCGGGAAAGCGAAGGTATATCTCTCCCGCTGGAAAAAAATTTACCGAAGAGGTAGATGCTATAGTCAGAAAAGCTGGGTACAAAGGGTTTGGTGATAAGAGTCTTGGGGTCAGTGTCATGATACATCCCAGGTCGAAAAGAAGGTTTGATCTGGACAACACACTCAAAGCAATACTAGATGCACTCATGAAGGCTAACGTGTATGATGACGATAGTCAATTTGAATACATTGAAATTGCTCGCGGTGAATCGAAGGATGGTGGCGCTGCCGTCGTCCATATTTATGAACTAGAAAAGGAAGAAGATAATGGCTGAAGATTATAAACGTCCGTTAGAATTGAAAGAAAACGAAGGCAAATTATTTGTTAACAACGATAAGACAGAGGATTGGCATGGCGACTACCAAGGCCAAGTGTTACTACCAGATGGAACACGATGCTACATTAATCTCTACGAAAACGTTTCACAAAGTTCTGGAAACAAGTGGTACAAGATTAAGATCGGTAATCCAGTTAAACAGGGTACCAATTCCACACCACAAGCACCAGTACAGAATTCGGTCTCATCGGATTCACTTATGGATGTTGAAGACGATCTACCCTTCTGATGAGTGAAACTAAAAACAAAAATAAACCGATTCCAAGTTTGTCAGGCTATGGCGGTGTCAGAGCTTTACAAAAGAACTTAGAACGGAGTACAACCATCGCAGCAAATCGAGAGGCCGTGGCCTACTCGTTGCTGTGTATGGCAAATACAAAACTATCAGACATCATGAGTTGGGATGAAGAAGGCAATGTTCAAGTCAAAGCTAGTAAGGATATTCCTGAACATGCCATGCAAGCGATTAAAAGAATCAAGACCAATCCGAAGACAGGAGAGATTGAGATTGAGTTATGGGACAAGGTACAGACTTTAAGACTGTTAGCCAAAGCCAGTGGCTTGCTGGATACGCCTGATGATTCAGATCGACCGTCTGTCATTGGTATTAATATTAAAGCACCCGAAACAATTGACAATGAAGAATAAAGCATCACGAGATAAATATATGGCTATTATTAAACAAGAAGCAGAAAGAGTACAGGGATACGACCGATACAGAGGTTGGATAAAAAAAGTATTAGATAATCCTAACCAACAGTTTGAAGTGGTCAACAAGTTTGCAAAAGAAGCAGCACGAAGATTAGGAATAGATAAAGATGAATGATAACGTCAATCGACCCAAGCATTACACACAAGGTAAAGTGGAATGTATTGATGCTATCGAGTCGGCAACCATGGGTCTGGTGGGGATAATTGCAGTTTGTGTAGCAAATGTAATTAAGTATGTTTGGAGGTTTGCGCTCAAGAACGGAGTTGAGGATCTTGATAAAGCAGACTATTACTTACAACGACTTCGCAAGAAAGTGAGGGAACGTGATGGAACTTAAAGCAATGATTGAGCAATTGCGAGAAGAGTTTGCTATGGCACATCTGAATAACTCAAGGGTTATGGAAATTATTGATGCGTTATGGAAAGAGAATCAAGAACTCAGACGAATTGCAACCATGAAGTTTAAAGACATCGACGATGAGCAATAAAAAAGAACGTAGTAAAAAAGAGTTAGCGGGTCCAGGCATTGATCTGGATTTTAGTAGCGCACGGACAACTTATAAATTTCTCCAAAGTAATGCATTTGTTCGCGGACTTATGGGGCCTGTTGGATCTGGTAAATCCTATGCGTGTGCTGCTGAGATCATGATGAGAGCTGTCAGACAGAAACCATCACCGATTGATGGGATTCGCTATACTCGCTTTGTAATTGTCAGGAACTCGTACCCAGAACTTAAGACGACAACCATTAAGACATGGCAAGAGTTATTTCCTGAAAACACTTTTGGTCCGATGCTATACACACCTCCAATCACTCATCACATTCGCCTCCCGTCCCGCGGTGATGCTGCGGGTATAGACTGTGAAGTGATTTTCCTGGCATTGGACCAACCTAAAGATGTACGTAAATTATTGTCACTTGAACTTACAGGAGCATGGGTCAATGAAGCACGAGAACTTCCAAAAGCTGTTATTGATGGTCTTACTCATCGGGTTGGTCGCTATCCTACACAGCGGGATGGTGGCCCGACTTGGCATGGAGTGTGGATGGATACTAACCCCATGGACGATGACCATTGGTGGTTTCGTTTAAGCCAAAAAGAGCCGATCACAGGTAAATATGCTTGGGACTTCTTTCATCAGCCAGGCGGTGTCATCGAAGTGAGTCCTGAAAATTTACCTGAGAATCCAGAAGCGAATGATCATATTTTTTCAGGGGGTCGTTGGTGGACCATTAATCCTAAAGCAGAAAACGTATCGAACTTACCTGGCGGATATTATGCTCAAATGTTGGGTGGTAAGAACTTAGATTGGATTCGTTGTTATGCTGAAGGTAAGTTTACTTACGTGCAAGAAGGTAAGCCTGTATGGCCTGAGTATGATGACAACATGATGAGTAGTTCTGAGGTTGATTATGATCCCACTCTACCTATTCATATTGGTCTTGACTTTGGTTTGACACCAGCCGCTGCAATTGGGCAACGACTCAATAATGGACGTTGGGTAATCTTACATGAAATTGTGACAGAAGATATGGGTCTTGAAAGATTTGGCACACAACTTTTAGCTGAAATAAATGCTAAATATCCTAAAGCACAAATACTGGTATGGGGCGACCCAGCGGGTATGCAACGAGATGCGATCTATGAAGTCACTGCATTTGATTACTTACGTACCTTAGGCTTGCGCGCACAACCTACACCATCAAACAATTTCCAAGTCAGACGTGAAGCAGCAGCTGCTCCGATGCAACGATTGATTGCTGGAAAGCCTGGACTTGTATTACACACTTCTTGCAAAAGATTACGTAAATCACTCGCTGGAGGCTATCATTTTAAACGAGTGAGTGTTGGTGCTGGACAAGAAAGATTTAGAGACAGTCCAAATAAGAATGAACATTCTCACATTGGCGATGCATTTGGTTATCTGCTTTTAGGTGGCGGAGAACATAAGCGGATGACCAAGTCCGCCTTATCACAGAATACATTAATTTCACAAACTGTAGTAAATAGTGACTTCGATGTTTTTAACTCACGTTGATAAAATACTCAAAGCAATGCCTGAAGTTAAAAATGGATATTATCTACCATTTCATGAAGGCCATTTAGATAATTTTAAAGGAATAGATGAGTATGAATCTCAATCAATTACGATTGAAGATAGAAAACGGTTTCTTGTGTTTCAATCTTACTGCGGTCCTAGTATTACTGCGTTTGTCAATCGTCGTCCTGTCGCTGTGTTTGGTGTTATGTTTCACTGGAAAGGAGTGGGTGAGGCGTGGTCTATGTTTACTCAGGAATCCAGAAGATACCCAATAGCTATGACAAAAGGTGCATTTGCATTTTTTGATAGCTGTCAGATATTATTTAATTTACATCGTATACAAATAACAGTAAAATGTAATGATCATCGTGCTGTTCGTTGGGCCAAGTCATTAGGTTTTATTGAGGAAGGAACTATGAAAGAATATAGCGCAGATAAGGAAGATACATATATTATGAGGAGATTGTAATGGGTGGTTTAATTGGTGGTAAGCCAGATACGTCCGCTGCTGATGAAGCTTTACGCCTACAGCGTGAAGAAACTGCACGCGCAAGAAAAGCAGCTGAAGAGCAAAAAAGAGAATTAGCAGAACAAATGTCTGCAGCACAAAAAGCAAGACGTGTTGGTGGAAAGCGTATGTTATTGGCACAACGTGTCACACCAGAAACAGGTGTTGATGAAGAAGATCAAACTTTAGGAGGCTAATATGGCTAACATTACTTACGAACAAGCTGTTGCTCGAAAAATTATTCCTGATGTTCCTGGCATTAAAGCAGACATCCTAGATCAACTTGGCGGTCAAAAGAATGTTTTTAAGTCTGAAGCATTCTTTAATCAAGCCATCGATAAGATTATTAAAGAAGGATATCGGTCACAAGAAAAAGCATTAGAGTTCTTTAACCCAGCCACTGGTCAATATGAATTAGGGGAAAGAAGTACCAAAGGTTACATGCAAGTAGCTGCTAACCAAAACTATGATAAAACATATTTAACAGATCAATTACCTGGTCAACATAGTGGTTATATTTTTTATACCCCACCTAAAGGGATTGAACCAACAAGTTATACAGGTATAGGAATTAATAAAAAACCAGTATATGACACGAGAATGGTCGATGTATTTAGACCTGAGGGTGTCGGTTCTGCTACAACTTATTTAACTGCGGATCAATTAAAACAACTTACAAAATTAGCAAAATCAGGCACACAAGATGTCAAGCGCGAAGCAGCAACTATGACAGCATCTAGAAAAAGATTATCTCGCGCTACTGGTGGTTTAGCAGCAAAAGCTAGGCCAATTGGTAAATCTGGTGGAACAGGACTGCCAGAGTTAGGTACTGGTGGATTACAAGTTGGTCAAACATCTTTAGGGAAAGGGTTGCTCGTATGATGGATAAAATGCAAAAGAAAGTTCGTAAGGTTATGAAAGAATACAAAGAAGGAAAACTCAAGTCAGGCTCAGGTAAGAAAGTGACTGATAAGAAACAAGCAGTTGCGATTGCTATGTCTGAATCAGGTCAAAAGAAAAAAGGATACTAATGGCATCTAAGGGATTATATTACAACATCAATAAGCGTAAGAAAGAAGGTACAAGTCGATCAAAAGAAGACTCGACAATATTACCTAAAGCTTACAAGAATATGTTAGCTGGTTTTCCAAAGAAAAAGAAATAGATGGAACAATACAGAGGGGCATATCCTACCAGAAGTGTTGAACATGTCAGGCTAATTGAAGGCCATGCATTTAGTGCTGGATTAGTTGCTGATTACGACAATAAAATAGCAGATGGATCTAGTATTGATATTGTGATTGCTTTTCCTTCTGGAGTGAATCCTGTATTTACAATTAGTGGTTTATCTAGTGGTAATGCAGTCGGGTACTTGTATGAAGGTGCTAGTGCGACAGGTGGTACATCATTACCTATTATTAACAGAAATCGCGCAAGCACATTATCTAGCACAGGTGTAGCTTTAGCTAACCCTACAGTCTCTAGCACAGGCTCATTGATATTGAAAGAAATACTCACAGGTGGTGTAGGTAAAAAAGGTGGTGGCGGTGAAGTAGGCGGTAATAACATTATCCTTAAAGGATTAACTAATTACCTATTTAGGTTAACTAATGCAGATGGAAACAACAATTCACATGCAATGGAAATAATAATAAGTTGGACTGAGTAATGGTAGCTAAGAAATATCAAAACCCTAAAGGTGGATTAAATGAAGCTGGACGTAAACACTTTGAAAGTAAAGATGGTGGAGATCTTAAACCACCACAAAGTTCTGGGACTGACGGCCGTCGTGTCAGCTTTGCTGCACGCTTTGCTGGTATGTCTGGTCCCTTAAAAGATGAAAAAGGTAGACCCACACGATTAAAGAAAGCATTACAAGCTTGGGGTTTTAGTAACAAAGCAGAAGCAAGAGCATTTGCTAATAAACATAAAAAGGGATAATTATGGCTGAAATGTATATGCCGCGTCACATGATGACATTGTCAGAAGCAGAAAAGAATATTGTTAAATATCATCGTGACACTATTAAATCTGGGAAAGTTGGTCGAGATTCAGAAGGTCGTCCAGTTACTGTATATTCTACAGGTATTATTATTCCTGAAGGACCAAACAAAGGTAAATATGTTTCTGTTCCTGGATATGTAAGAGATTTGGGTAAAGTAATTACCAATGAAGATCAGTTATATGATATTTGGAAAAAAGACATTGAAGCTGG